CTGGCCGACAATCTCTCGCGCATCGCCGGACTGGTCACGCTGATCGGTGCGGGCGGCCTGGCCCGAGTGCTGGGCGGCCAGCTCGGTTCCGGGGTGAGCAAGGTCGGTCGGTTGGCGCAGGAGGCCCGAGGTTCGCGGATGGCCGCGGCCGCCGAGAGGGCGTACACCGAGTCCGTATTGGCTGAGGCGCAGGCTGAGGCGGCAGCGGCCGCTAAGCAGAGGGCGATGCTGGCGGCGCGCCAAGCGAATCTTGCGACGCTCGTCGCTCAAAAACGAGACATCCAGTTCGCGGCGCAGGCGCAGGCGGATGCGGCGGCGATCACGCTTGCGCACCAGAAGAATACTGCAACGCTCTCCGCCAACTTGCGAGCTGCGGCCGACGCCGAGCGCAAGTTGGCTGCGGCTATGGCCGCGGCGATCGATGCGCAAAACGTTGTCAACGCCGAGATGAAGGCCGGGGAGGGGATCACCGCGCGGCTCACCGCTGCGAGGGGCCGACTGGCCGCTGCGGAGGATGCCGTCGCCATCGCTCAAGCCCGCGTGGCCGAGACTCGTGCCGCCGAAGCGGCGCTTGGCGGGCTGGCGGCCACCGCGGGTCGGGCGGCCAAGTCCTTCGGCGCATTTGCGATGGGGCTCGTCGGCGGCCCGTGGGGCCTGGCCGTCGCTGCGATCGGCGCAGTGGGCTACGCGATCTACAAGGTCAACGCGAACTGGGACGATTACCTCAAGCACGCGGATGAAGTCGCCAAGTCCAACGAGGAGGTCACGCAGACCCTCAAGGACATGGCCGCCGCGTACCCCGATGTGGCTACCCGCCCCAATGCCGGCGCGCTCTCCGCAGGGCTGGGCAGCGCGGGCAAGGCGGCGGCGGCGGCCCGGAAGGAACTGGACGACCTGATCGCCAAACGGAACGAGTTGCAGGATCAGCGCGACCGCGCGACCGCTCGCGGCGGACCCGGTTTCTTGGTCGACCCCAAGATCGCCGAGCTGGACGGGAAGATCGCGCACGCGCAGTCGACGCTGGACGATCTGACGGCGGCCGCGAGCAAGACGCAGATGCAGTTGATGGCTGAGCTGGCCCCAGCCATCCGCAATAGCGCCGGGCCGGCGCTGGACTTCCTCGCGACCAAGGTCTACGGCGCGCGCGATTCGCTGGCCGCGCTGCACAGCCTCGCCTCACTGCCGAGCATGTTCGCTGATTTCAATCCGCAGGCGATCGAAGCGAGCAAGGCGCTGGAAGCGTACACGAAGGAAACGGACGCCTCGACTGCCGCAGCGCTCAAGTCGATCCAGGGGCACGGCAAATCGAACGAGGGGTTGGCGCAGGTTCGCTATGAGTTGCTGAAGAACTCTGCGGCCTACAAGAACATGACGGACGATCAGAAGGCCGCTGCGAAGTCGGCTTACGAGGCGGACGCGGCGTTGGGACGCGGGCTGGACGCGCTGGCCGCCAAGCACAAGGCGGTCAAAACCAGCGTCGACTCAGCGGCAAATGCCTACACTAACCTCAAGAATGCGCAGGAAGGCCAGCTCGCCACGTTGCGGGGGCAGCTCGCCGGCACCGACGGCTACAGCGAAGCGCAGAAGGCGCTGAACGTGATGCTGGCCGGAGGCACCTCCGAGTTCCGCAAGATGAAGGCGGCCAAGCAGCTAGATGTGATCGCCACACAGAAGCAGATCGTCGCGATGCAGCTGGACGTGGACAAGCGTAACTTGCAAATCGCCTCGGCCCGGCAGCTGGCCGACCTCGACCATCAGATTGCCGAGGAGCAGGCCGACCGCGCGCGCAAGAACGCCGCGCAGGTCGAGGGGGTGGGCCATGGCAGCCAGTGGAACGCCGAGCGTCAAGCGATCGACGCGGTGACGGATGCAACCCGCAAGCAGATCGCCGCCGAGGATGCTCGGTACCGGCAAGCGGTGGACAACGCCACTATCGCTGGCACGATCGGAGCGTTGCAGGGGCAGCTCGACAAAACGCACCTGCAGATGCTGGGCAAGATCACCGCTGCCGGCGTGCTCGACAAGCAGCAGACGATCGAGCAGTTCGCGGCGATGAAGGCCGCGCAGTCCGACTGGGCTCGGGGCGCGCAAGCGGCGCTGGAGGACTACCAGACCTCGGCGGCCAACGTAGCCACCGCGACTCACGATCTGTTCTCGACGGCGCTCAACGGGATGTCCGACGCCGTAGCCAACTTCGTGACGACCGGCAAGGGCGGCTTCGAGAGCCTTGCGCAGTCACTCATCTCCGACCTCATCAAGATTGAGTCGCGCATCCTGCTGTCCCAAGCGCTCACGTCGATCTTCGGCAGCGGGATCGGCACGGTGGCGGGCTACGACGCAGCTACCCCTGCGCAGCAGGTCGCCTACGACGTGGCCGTCTCGGGTGGGCGTCGGTCGGGTGGCCCCGTCGCCGGCGGCAATCTCTACGAGGTGGCCGAGGGCGGCGCTCCCGAGCTGCTGACCTCCGGCGGCAAGACCTACCTGATGATGGGCGCCCAGGGCGGTAACGTGCAGCCCGCCGGGTGGGGCGGTTCGGCACCGGTGTCCACGGCGCCCCCAACGGGCGGTATGATGCCCGTGAGCATCGAGTTGAATATCACCAACAACGGGCAAGCCGTGACCGCAAAGCAGCCAACAGCCCAGATGGACGGCCAGAAGATGATGGTGAACCTCGTGCTCGACGCCGTATCGAACGACATGGTAAAGGGCGGCCGTGTCGCCCAAGCGACGCAGCAGCGCTTCGGCCTTCAGCGCCGCGGTGTTGCGGTGAGCGGGGCTTGACATGCCGAACCCAACGTGGCCTTCAAACCTCCCCGCGCCCGCCGCTTCCGCGGCGGACTACTCGCCGCTTTTCGACAACATCCTCAAGTCCCAGATGGAAGTGGGCCAAAAGCGGCGCAGGCTCTCCACCTATTGCCCTGACGTGTTCAAGAGCAGCGTGATCCTCGACGCGGCGCAGGTGGCCACGCTGAAGGCGTTCTACGGGGTTACGTTGCAGTGCATCCTGCCGTTCGACTGGACCGACTGGCGTACTGGCGAGCCCTGCACCTACGCGTTTCAGTCGGCCCCGTCTTACTCGCTGTTCGCCGGGACGACCAACGTGTGGGTGGCGAGCCTGGAACTGGTGACCGTGCCATGAGGGCGCTATCGCTCCCCGCGCTTCAGGCGCTCATGGCACAGGACACGGCCGAGGTGTTCGTTCCCCTGCTGAAGATCGAGCATGCGTCCCTCGCGTCACCGATCTTGTTGGCGTACAACACGGAACCCGTGGTCAGAACGGAAGGCACCTATCTGCCATACCCGTTCCAGATCAATCTCCCGGACGACGATGACTCGGAGACGCCCGAGGTATCGCTGACGGTGAGCAACACGGATCTCGAAGTCAGCAACGCAATCCTCGCGCTAGTCGGACAGCCTGACATCACCTTCATGGTCGTGCTCGCTTCGTCGCCCGACACCACCGAGGCGGGGCCGTTCCCGATGAAGCTGGCTACCGCGTCGATCACGACGGACGCCATCACGAGTACGCTCGGCCAAGAGCAGGACATCTTCACGCAGCAGGTGCCGGGCCGATCCTACCTTCCGTCGAACTCGCCGGGGATGTTCCTGTGATCGTGCCCGCTTGGGCCGGGCCGTATATGGGCCTGCCGTACCGCGACAAAGGTCGCACGCGCGAAGGCTTCGATTGCTGGGGCCTCGTGCGCCAAGTGCTGCTCGACGTGGCTGGGCTTGAGCTACCGGACTACAGTGGCGCCTATGCGTCGGCGCAAGACGGCGCCTCGGTCGCTGCGGCGGTCGCTGCGGGACTGCGCGACGGGTGGCAGCGGGTGCTCGACCCGAGGCCGCTCGACCTGCTGATCCTGCGGGTCGCGGGCCGCCCATGGCACTGCGCCATCATGGTCAATGCTACGATGTTCCTGCACGTTCCGCCGCCGCGCGAGGATGGCCTGGCGATCGACTCGTGCGTGGAGCGGCTGGACAGCCCCGTGTGGTCCTCTCGCATCGTCGGCCTGTACCGGAGAGAAGTTCATGGGTGACCTGACTCTCGTTGCGAAGCCCAACCCGTTCGACGGGGAATCCTACTGCGCGCAGGTCGCCGCGGGCCAGACGATCGCCCAGATGCTCGGCGAGGGTCGTACCAATGCGTGCAGTGTGACCATCGACGGCTACGACGTGCCGCAAACCCTATGGGCCACGGTAAAGCCGAAGGCGGGCAAGACGGTGCATGTAGTGCTCTACCCCCAAGGCGGCAGCGGGGGCAAATGGGCGCGACTGGCGCTCACCGTCGTCCTGATGTACTTCACGTATGGCTCGAGCGGGTGGGCCTCCGCGGCTTCGACGGCGTGGGGCGGCTCCGCCGCCGTGTGGGGCGCGGGCATCATGCTGGCCGGAACCTTGGCCATCAATGCGCTCATCCCGCCGCCCATGGCGAAGGGCCTCAGCGCGGGCAACCCGTTCCAGCAGGTGCTCAGCCTGACCGGCACGAGCAACCAGCTCAATCAATACGGTGTGATCCCCTGCGTGGTCGGCACCATGACCGACTACTTCCCGCCGCACGCGGCGATGCCCTATACCGAGATCAGCGGGGACGATCAGTACCTTCGGATGCTTCTGGACATTGGCGAGGGTGACGATCTGGACGTATCGGATATCCGCATCGGCGAAACGTCAATCGATACCTTCGACGACGTAGAGTACGAGGTGACACGGACGCCGACGCTGTTCACTCAGGACGTGTACGAGCAGCAGCTTGCCATCACGCTAGACCCGAACACCACCTACATCCAGACCACGCAGGACGCGGTGTCGGAGATATCGATCGACATCGTGGCGCCGCAGGGCCTCTTTGCCATCACGGACAAGGGCGACTTCGTGGCCGCCTGGCAGTTCATGGC